CAGTCAATGTTCCAATAACACCTACAACACAACAAAAATCAAAAACAGGCGTTGCTCAAACTTTAAATACTGAATTTGAAAATAAAGGCGGTTTGCAGCGTTCGCCAGATGAAACTTATGAAGCATTTAAAGCTAGATCAGCAGAATTGTCTGCATTGCCATCACAAGCAAATGCGGCAATGAATGCGGGAAATCCTGCATCTGTTCCAAATTTACAAAACTTAAATGACAAAGTTTTAAATTTATTAAGTGATAAAAATGTTGATGTTGGCCCTATTGCTGCCGCAATTGCTAATAAAACTGGTGGTGCTTCTTTAACACCAAAACAATTTGAAATTCAAAAATATTTGGAACAACGCATTAGGCAAGAGGGTTCAAGATCAAATGAAGATCAGGATTCTCAAAGACGCGCATTTGGTTCATTTGGTACTGACAAAGCCGCTTTACAAGAAATCATTTACAACGACAAAGGACTTTTAGCGGCAAAACAATTGTTTAACCAAGGCATTTTAAAAGCTCAAGGAAATCCAAATTCGCCAAATTTATCCGCTATTAATCAATTTAAAAATAATTACACTGCATTGACTAGCGATCCAAATGTATTGCACTTAATTGGTGTTGTCGGTAATAAATCAATTGAACAATTAAGCCCAACTGATAAACAACATTTGAAAAAAATGTTTGGGTCAATGAGTTCCGCTGATGTCCAATCATTGTTTGACAATAAAGCAAAATTGGAAAATCTTGTTAAAGGAAAACAATAATGGCAAAACCAATTGATGCAAATGATTTTTTGAGTATTGTCAAAGAAGGCCAGCTTGCTCAAACAAACACACCTATAACGGCAGAAAATTTTTCTCAGGCATTACAAACTATGCCTGTTGAAGAAAAAATGCCTTGGATGGATGTGCCGCTTCATGCTATTACAAATTTTCCAAAAAGTGCAACTGAATTTGGAAAAGGTCTTTATCATGCGGTAACTAATCCATTGGAAACGGTTTCTAATGTTATGGACATTGCGGCTGGTGGATTGCATAACATTACTCCAAAACACATTGCAAATTTTATTGACACACATGACATAAATCCAGAAGCAACAAAACGCGCCGTAGATACTGCAAATGCAATTGGCAAGTTTTATAAAAATAGGTATGGAAGTAGCGAGGGGTTTAAGCAAGCACTGGCAACTGATCCTGTTGGAGTTGCCGCAGATGTGTCAACGGTTTTATCTGGTGGTTCTAGTGCATTATCAAAAACAGGTGTTTTGCCAAAAGTTGCTGGCGCATTAGGTACAGCCGCTGAAGTAACAAATCCTTTAGTTGCACCGGTAAAAGTTTTAGCAAAAACAGCACAGCCTTTACTTGGTTTGTCCACTGGTACTGGCGCAGAAAATATTGGTAGAGCTGCAAAAGCTGGCTTTTCAGGAGACACTTCATTTACGCAAAATTTGTTTGGCAAAGTGCCAATGACGCAACCATTGGATGATGCAAGACACAATTTAAGCGTTATGCGTCAAAATAGAAGCAATGAATATCGTTCTGGTATGCATGACATTGCTGCCGATCAAAGCATTTTGGATTTTAAAGACATAGATGATGCAATTGCTAAAGCAAGATCAGAAGTTGCATATAAAGGAAAAGTAAAAGACCCTGTGGCAAATGAACATTTGCAAAACATTGAAGATGCGGTAAACGATTGGAAAAATTCTGACCCTGCAACGTATCACACACCAGAGGGTTTAGATGCACTTAAACAAAAAATTGGCGCATTAAATTACAGTGTGCCTTATGAGCAACAAAACGCTGGCAGGGTTGGCGGAAATGTTTATAACGCTATAAAAGGAACAATTTCTAATCAAGCCCCAACATATGCAAATGTTATGGCTGATTATTCAAATGCCTCTGATTCCATTCAGGAAATTGAACGTGCTTTGTCTTTAGGTAATCGTTCATCTGCTGATACTGCGTTGCGTAAATTGCAAAGTCTTACAAGAAATAATGTAAACACAAATTATGGAAATAGACTTAATTTAGCTCAACAACTTGAAGAAGAGGGCGGTAGACCATTTATCAATGCTTTGTCTGGACAAGCATTAAGTTCGCCATCAGCAAGAGGAATGGCGGGAACAGTTGAAAATGCAACAGCCATTGGTGGTCTTGTTAGCAATCCTTGGTATTTAGCTGCTCTTCCTTTTCAAACTCCAAGAGCTGTAGGCGCTGGTTTGTATTATGGCGGTCGTGCTGCTAGAGGAATTTCTGATGTTTCTGGCGGGATTGGTCTTAATCCATCAAGAGCAAATACATTGGCTGATTTGTTGTATGTCAATCAACAAAACGAACAAAATAAACTTTCTGAATTAGGGGTTCAATAATGGCATATCTACTTGCACCAATCGGCAACGGCTTTCAGTTTTTCACCACCACTGGTTTGCCGCTAAACGGCGGGTATATCTATACCTACCAAGCAGGCTCAACCACACCGCTGGCAACCTACGCTGATTCTGCTGGCTCGGCATTAAACCCTAATCCAATTCAGCTTGGCACTGATGGCAGACCACCAAATGAAATCTGGCTGAACTCAGGCTATTCCTACAAGTTTGTTTTGGCAGACTCAAGCAACTCTGTGATTCAGACATATGACAACCTTTACGGCATACCGTCTAGCATTGCATCTGCAACGGCTGTACCGTCTGGCGGCATTATTGCGTGGTCAGGCTCAATCGGCTCAATTCCATCTGGATATGTGCTTTGTAACGGCAGTAACGGTACACCTGATTTGCGTGATCGTTTCTTGGTTGGATCAGGCACATCGTATTCAGTTGGTAGTACCGGTGGATTTACTTCATCTGTAACCAGTGGCGCGGGTACAAACTTGCCTTTGTACTATTCTTTGGCTTACATAATGAAAACCTGATCATGGATATTGACCCAGTTAAATACGGCGTTCTCTGGCAAAAGGTGGAGTCTTTGGAAGCAAAGATTGACAAGCTAGAAACTAGCATGGACAAGCTATTAGAGTTGGCCAATCAATCCAAAGGCGGGTTTTGGATGGGCATGGCTGTTGTGTCAATGGTTTCAAGCGTTGCCGGTTATTTTAGTAACTGGCTGCACAAGGGGTAAAGAATTGACCCGCTTACGCTTCTTGCAATGGCTAGTACGGCTGTTGGCTATATCAAACAAGGTTGTGCTCTATACAAAGAGTATAGAGCAACAGGTGTTGAAGTGGTTGATGTCATTCAAGACATCAGCGGTCACTTGGGTAAATTCTTTAATGCACAAGAAACCTTAACCAAGGTTGTTAAAGAAGAAGAAAAGAAACCAAAAACTACGTCATTGAACCAGCAAGCCCTAGATCGGGTGTTGGCGCAAAGAAGAATGGCGCAGATTGAGGTGGAATTGAGAGAAACGCTGATATATCAAAGCCCCCCTGAATTGGGTGCGATATATACAGATTTCATTGAAATGCGAAAGGTAATACAGGCAGAACAGGAACAGGCAGAAGCAGAGCAGGCGCAAAGGGAAAGAATCAAATCATGGCAACGAAAGCAAATGATAAGCGCACTGCAAGACAAAGCCCTGTATCTGGTGGTGATTACGGTGATTATTCTGTACCTATACCTAATGGCGTATCTTCTAGTGATGGACAGGAGAACACGATGGGGTTTTTAGTTGGATTGGTTGTGATGTGTTTTGTTTTTGTGGTCATTTTGCCGATCATGGGAATGATTTATTTAGACATTCTTGAAGCAAAACATGAGACACAGCACCAGCAAAAACAGATTCAAAAATTGATTGATCAAGCAAAGGAAAAATGATGGATTGGCTTAAACAAATTGCACCTACTATCGCTACCGCACTTGGCGGTCCACTTGCTGGACTTGCTGTGGATGCGGTGTCCAAAGCTATCGGTGTTGACCCCAAAGACGTTACCAAAACCATTTCTGAGGGTAAGCTGACCGCCGACCAAATTGCACAAATTAAGACCGCTGAATTGGCAATGGCGGCACGGGCGCAGGAAATGGGTCTGGACTTTGAAAAGATCGCCGTAGATGACCGTAAGTCAGCCCGTGATATGCAAATAGCAACACAGTCATGGATTCCATCTGTCATGGCAATAGGTGTGACTATTGGTTTTTTTGGTATTTTGTTTGGCCTGATGTACGGTCAAATTCAACATGCTCCGCAAATTGACATCATGCTAGGTTCGCTTGGCACGGCATGGACTGGCATCATTGCGTTTTACTTTGGATCGTCTGCTGGAAGCCAACGCAAAGACGATCTTCTTCACAAATCTACACCTACACCATGAATTTAACTTTGCACTTTACCCTTGAAGAACTGACGTTTACAGACCACCGTGAATATGACAATACCCCTAATGAACAAGAATTAGCCAATTTGCAACGTCTGGCTTTATTTTTGGAAGAAGTAAAGAAACTTCTAGGTGGTAAAGCAATCATTGTGAATTCGGCTTATCGGTCGGAAGAAATCAATCGAGCCGTGGGATCAAAAGATACCAGCCAGCATCGTCACGGTTGTGCCGCAGATATACGAGTGCCAAGCATGACACCGGATGAAGTTGTGCAAGCCATCAAAGCATCTGATTTGCAATATGACCAGCTTATAAGAGAATTTGACGCATGGACTCATGTCTCAATTCCTAACGAAGAAGAACATGAGCCACGTCTTATGTCGTTAATTATCGACAAATCAGGCACAAGAACCTACGCATAATTATCTTGTCACAAATCAATGCGGTAATACGCAAAACTTAACAAGGTTGATATATGCAAAAAATTACTGACCAAGAGTTTATTGAGTTGTGGAAATCTCATGGTGGTAATGCAAAAAAATTTGCTGAGACCACGGGCTTAGATCACCGTGGCATTCTTAGGCGCAGACGCGGCTTAGAAGTTAAATATGGCGAATCGTTAGTAGCGGCTAACCCGAAAGTGGGTATATCGACAAAACCTAGTACGGCTCGCAAAGACTTGGGGATATTGAATGGGACTGTTATTGTATTTAGTGACGCTCATTTCTGGCCCGGCATCCACACCACGGCGTTTAAAGGACTTTTATGGGCGATTAAAGAGTTTAAGCCAAAGTCTGTGATCGCTAATGGCGACATATTTGATGGCGCTAGTATTTCTCGCTATCCAAGAATTGGCTGGGATTCCACACCATCCGTAATTCAAGAACTCAAAGCCTGTGAAATTGCGATGGGCGAAATTGAGGATGTTGCAAAAAAGACACGCAGCAACACACAATTGATTTGGACACTAGGCAACCATGACGCACGGTTTGAGAACCGTTTGGCTGCCAATGCACCGCAGTATGAATTTGTCAAAGGGTTCAGCCTAAAAGACCATTTCCCTGCTTGGCATCCATGCTGGGCTTGCTGGCCTACTGAAAATACTATTGTCAAGCACCGCTGGAAAGGCGGCATACACGCCACACACAACAATACTGTGAACGCTGGCGTATCAATGGTTACAGGGCATCTACACAGCCTTAAAGTGACACCGTTTGATGACTACAACGGCACGCGCTATGGTGTTGATACAGGCACGTTGGCAGACCCTAGCGGCCCACAGTTTGAGAATTACTTAGAGTTGTCACCGACCAACTGGCGATCAGGATTTGCTATTCTGACATTCCATGATGGAAATTTATTGTGGCCTGAACTGGTACATACTTGGGCAGATGGTCAAGTTGAGTTTAGAGGCAAAATACATAATGTATAAAAAAAGGGGGCGTAATGCCCCCTGCAATTAGCAACTGCGTGGACAGTATATCAGCCCACCAATTCCCAAACAAGACCGTCTTCGTCTTCAACAATGTCGCCAACTTGCAATTCGTCTTCATCTTCGGCAACATCTTCTTCGGCAACTTCTTCTTCATCGCACTGAGCATCTTCATACTCAATCAAAGCATAGTCAGCATCCCAGCCGTTTTCTTCTTGCAACTCAATGAATTCTTGAATGATTTGAATTTTCTCAAAGTCATTTGTTTCAATGGTCACTGTCTCTTCTTCAGCCCAAGCAGTTTGACCGGAAATCGCAATTTCAATTTTGTACATGATGCACTCCTTAAAAAATTTGGCACAATCGCCGTTTAAAATGGTATGCTTGTATTATGACAAATCAGGAGAAGTCATGGCAACAAATTTTAAATTTACTCGTGGTGAATCTAAGCAACACGAAGCTAAAGAATACACTATTGAACGCGAGTATAAGAAAGAAGCTCGCAAAGTAGCGGCTTTAGAAAAAGAATTAAAAAAGCACGAAAAGACTGACATGGCTCATGCCCATCCCCCGCGGTCACATGAAGCCAGTCAAAAATCAGCGCCTTTGCCTAACATGAGGAAATATTAGGCACTGGCACATCGGCAGGCCATTCACCACGATCTAACAGCAGACTGACTGTTTTTTCATGGGCGGCTTGCCATATTGATTGGCGTTCAGCTTTAGTTAAATTTTTACCCTGATCTATTTCATAGTGGCAGCTTTGGCATAAAGCGGCTATCAGGTTGTCGTCACACTTGATGCCGCGCCCCTTACCACCGCCCCAATTGCTATGTGCTGCCTGCACCATTGTTGCTGAACCACAGTGCTGACAATCCAGCCCTGCCGCGAGTTTTAGTAGCTTTTTGCTTCGAATGTAATTGTGTTTCGGAATCATCGACTATGGCTTCCAATGTGGTGAATTTGTGGTGCTGTGGGCATTCATAGCGCCTCCTGATTATTCCGCTTTGCCTAGTTCTGGTTTCTAGCGGCTTGGCTTTTTCATTGCATTCTGGACATTTCATTGGTGTGATCTATCTTGCATTCTGTTAGTTGCTTCTTTTGTGCGCCAGATTTCCACGTCTAAACGGTGGCTTTCCAATTCCCAGCGCAAGGTTTCCTCTTTTTCCACCGCCGCCGCCAAGCCTTTGATTAAGGTTTGATATTCAGGGCTGGAATAGGCTTCACGTTCTTGGTGGCTGGCTGCGTCAATCCCGTTTAGCAGTGCGTCACGCATCAGCATGGCTTTTTTTGATTTGCGAAATTCCTCAAGGTAAACCCGCTGTGCTTTTGCCGCGCCGTAAGCAGGTGCTTTGTCCCTGATGGCTTGTGTTGATTCTTCTGGTTTCATTTAATCTCCACAAAAACAGGCAATTGATTCTTCTTTAGGATCAAACATATCAGTCTGATCTGCGGCAAATTGCATCATTGAAGCATAAGATGGGCGGTCAGAACGAAATACCGCACCGCTTGGCTTGGATGCCAATGCCAATGCCAATGCCTCCATTTTTGCCCACCAAATACCACGTTCTGGTTTTTCCGCAATCAGAGATAACACTTGTGCGCCACCTTTCAAAAAGCACAAATCACAATTGCCGTGCATCGTTACGCCATTCATGTTTGGCAGTTCAAGATCAAATGATTGATTGCGCCAAAATTCACCGACAGTTTCCTTAGTTACGCCAGCAGCAACCAATGGAATTCTTGATTTGTCAGCAATCTTGGCGGCTCGACGTTGTTCATCTGCTCTCATCCCGACCCAATCCATATGTTCATTGTGATCCCAACCAAGTGATTTAAGGTATTTATGTATTGTGCGAATTTTTAATTCACTAGTACAAAACCTAGTAACTGGATTAGGCAAATAATTACGTTTTTTTATCAATGCTTCAAAAGGCTCACCGTTTCTACTAGCGGTTTCAAATGTCACACGTTCAAAAGCTGGGTCGGCATCACGAAATTCAAGCCAATGTATTTCAACATTCCAATTGTCAGAACAGGCTTGGACAAATTTCAAAGTTGCTTCATCTTCTTTACCTGTATTGGCAAAACAAACAATAGCTTCACTTGGCAGGCTCATATCATGAGCTTCTAATATTTTGTAAAGCATATATCCGCTAGTTCTGCCACCGCTAAAACTTATGCAAGTTGGTTCTGTAATTTGATATGGATTCATTTAATCACTCCAATCATGCGCAAAGCCGCGTCAGGGCTGTCAATTCTTGCCAAGGTACTACCAGACCAGTTTTCAAAAAACTCGGCTTGTAGGGGCGTAAAGCGGGCTTTTGAGTCCCTTTTAATCTCTACCAGAAACGTGTGGTTGTTGTAACCTACCAACAAATCAACCGGCAGGCTAATTATCCAGACGTAAGCGCCAGCGGCTCGCAAAGCGGCAACGATGGCATCTTGGTTAGCGTCAACTCGTTTAGCGTATCTCATTCATGCGCCTCTGTAAGTCTGCGGTATTTTTCTTCCCACGTTTTTTCTCCAAGTCGAATAAGGTTCTCTGCCACCAAGCGTAGGCTTCCGACTTCCCCTCCTCCATCGCTATTTTGCGGTATTTCGTTATCCAATACTTCGCCTCCAACTGGCGCAAGGTCGCCTGTATCTCGCAGCGCTTGGTCCACGACAGTTCGGCTAAATTGTTCACCGTCTTTGAGTCGGCTAAGGATTGAGTTTGCGACAAGTCTTTCATGGTTCATTTTGTACCTTTAAGCAATTTAAACCTAGCCAATATTTCAGGATTTGGCGGCACAACCTTTTTGCTGTCCTCATCGAGCTTAACCAATGCCGGATCACGTTCTGGTTTAGATGGCACGGTCACTCTAGCTATGTCAGCAAAGGTAGGCTTTTCCTGCCGCTGGTTTCTGACCCAGTTTCGCCAAGTGGCTGTCCAATCCAGTTTGGTTGCCGCCGACCCTGTTTTGGAAACCCAATAATCTTTAAAGCCATCAAAAACAACCGCAGGATTTAGGTCAGGTCGATGCTGTTGGCAAAATGCAACCCATTCATTTGGCAAAGCAAAGTCTGCTGAAAGGCGTGAGCCTTTTGTTCTCTCTACTACTGGTTTATGGTTTATAGTTATTGGTTTATCGTTTATAGTTGCCTTAGCGATGGGTTGCGAGTCGGAAGCCACTGGGTTCTTTTTACGGCCACCAAGCCGACCATTAGCCCGATTTTTCTCAGCCATAGCGTGATATTGATCAATAACCAACTCACATCTGCCGTGATACCAACCTGTTTCTGTTAACTTAAACATATCCTGTAAGACCGTCATAACCACTTCGTGATCCAGTCGCAAGCGTCTGGCAACCCACTGGGTATCCAATGGGATTCTGTTTTCAGTGTGGTAATACATATCCAGAAGTCGGCGGTAAGCCAAATCTTCATCATTGGATAAATGGGATGTGGCGGCCAGATAGTCGCCAATATTGAATTGGTAATAGTGCATTCAAACCTCACGTTCTTGGTCATCGTTACAAAAAGAAACTTCGGCAGGACGGTAACGAATCGTCTTTTCGGGAGCTACCCTAGCCGTGTTTCAAACAATTTTACACCACGAACCACTCAGGTTTCAAATCCCTAAGCTGGCGCAATCTCAACTCAGGCACTGTTGTCCACTGGCAAACAGCCGCCCTATTGATGCCCAAAAGCCTAGCAAGCTCAGATTGTGAGCCTGCCAACTGGATTAATTCTTGTTTTGTCATGGGCGCATTGTAAAGCTAGATTAACAAAATAACAACATTAGGGTTTGTCCTAACAAAAAACTATTGACCTGTTGTTTAGTTGGCTTAACAATAGCATCCATGCAGTAGCGCAACGCAAGCTGTACTTTAAGGAACTCAAATGAGACACATTGAAACATTACCCGCCACAGACGCACGCATCATGATTGACCAAGGTTTAGAACACTTGGTTGTTGAACATGATGATTTGATTGTGCCATTGGACTGCTATTTCTGCCCAATCACAGGCAATTTGTGGCACGCATACCTTGGCACGACAGAGCTGTACAACGTGCTGTCAGCCACCGTCATTGCCGCCATTGAGCGTGAATTTGCACCGTTGTGCGTTTAAGGAGACACCATGTTTGACATTGAAAAATACACCAAACCTACAGACTGGTCACAGGTAGCACTGTGGATTGTTTCAGCCGCCGCCATTGTGGTGGTCATTCTTGACGTTTTATATTGGAGAACATGATGCAGAAAATAGCAACTGCCTTGGTCAAAGCGCAAAAAGCCTTTGGACCGGCACTCAAATCTTCAACTAACCCACATTTCAAATCACGTTATGCCGACTTGTCAGCCTGCGTGGAAGCGGTCATAGACGCATTGAACGACAACGGCATTGCGTTGGTTCAAAAATCTTATGACTGTGTTGATGGCATTATGGTTGAAACCGTATTTGTCCATGAGTCTGGCGAAATGTTGGAAACAGGCATTCTGCGGTTTCCGCTAATGAAGAACGATCCTCAAGGTGCAATGGCGTGTTTGACTTATGCCAGACGCGGTTCTTTGATGGCTGCTTGTGGCATTGCGCCTGAAGATGATGATGGCAACAGCGCCGTGCGCCGCACTGAGATTAAGTCAACGGTCAACGAAAACCAAATAGCTGACTTGATGGCGGCAATGGACGAAACCACCACATTGGAAGAACTCCAGAAAACCTACAAAGCCGCTTATGCCGCCGCAAATGGTGATCCGGTTTGGCAAAAGCAAGTCATGGCTAAGAAAGATGCCAAAAAAGCATTGTTGGGGGCTAAGTAATGTTGCAAGGCATCACACTACAACCAAACTGCTTTTGTACAAAATGCAATGGCAAAGGTTTTACTGATGCTTTGCGTTGCCAAAGCGTTTTCAAAATAGCTGGCTTTGATAAATTTAATCAATGTTCAAGGCCAGCAAGTTATCAAGTGGATGGCATCCCATGTTGCAAAGTCCACTATTTCAAACAATATCGTGATTACAAAAAAGGATTAAAAAATGGAACAGCGAACTGAAGAATGGTTTGCAGCTCGATGCGGCAAAGTCACCGCCAGCCGTGTGGCAGACATCATTGCCAAAATCAAGACAGGCTACAGCACCAGCCGTGAAAATTACCTAGCGCAACTGGTCTGTGAACGCATGACCGGCAAACCCGCTGAATCGTATTCAAATGCGGCAATGCAGTGGGGTACAGAACAAGAACCCTTTGCTAGAGCCGCATACGAATCCGCCAGAAACGTTTTGGTGGATGAGTTAGGGTTTGCTATTCACCCGACCATTGCGATGGCTGGCGCGTCACCAGATGGCCTAGTGGGTGAGTTTGGATTGGTGGAGATTAAATGCCCCAACACCGCCACACACATTGACACACTATTAACCCAGATCGTGCCGACCAAGTACATCACGCAAATGCAATGGCAAATGGCTTGTACACAGCGTCAATGGTGCGATTTTGTGAGTTTTGATCCACGCATGGACGAGGGCTTGCAATTATTTATCAAGCAGGTGGACTACGATCCAATCTATGTCGCACAGCTTGAAAAAGAGGTAATCAATTTCCTAATGGAAGTTGAGGACAAAATCCAAAAACTTAACAAACTGAAAGCCTAGCATGAAGAAAATCAAAAATCTAGTTGTCATTACTGGCACTTACACCAACAAAGACGGACAAGAAAAGAAACGCTACCAAACCATTGGCAGCTTGTTTGAGGACGGTGAAAACTTAAAAATCAAGCTGGACACAATCCCTTTGGTTGATGGCGGTTGGACAGGTTGGGCAAACTGTTATGAGTTGGAAGAT